TAGTAAATTAATATGAGCAAAAACAAACTAAAAACACCTGGCTATTTTATTAAGCGCTTAAGAGATAATGGATTTATTGTAATTCGTTTATTTTCTGTATATGCCAAGAGTGATCCCCGCAGATGGACTATTATGGTTAATCCAAGTGAAAGCTCTGTAATGATTACTTGCTATAGTAATAAAACAGAATTTGATGAAACTTTATTTGAATTTAATGATGGCGGTCATCGTATACCGAAGAATTATAGCATCAAGACAGATAGTATTGAAGTTGTAATCGACTATCTCATTACACACGGTGTATCAAATAATGGTGAGTATCGTGGCCGTAATCGCTACATGTCAAAACCAACAAATAATTCATATGAAGGACGACAAGACACCCAGGAAGAGACAATCCAGGAGTAAAAAAATAGAAGATTTTGATCCTAAAGAAGCAGCAGCTATTGACGAATTAACACAAAAAGCATTAACGGCAATTTTACAAAATCAGCTTAAAACAAAATCTGATGCACGTAAAAATACTGAATCGCTAGCAGCTACAATAGAGGAGTTTCTTTCCACATACATTATACTTGGATACTCACTCGACGGTACACCTATACAAATTATATCGTCACATACTCAACAAGAAGCTGATTCTTTAACTACATTAATTAACAAATTTATCAACCATACACCTTTTGATGGTGAAGAATAATGTTTTTTAAATTAAAAAAACACCCAAAGAAAAAATACATTTACGCAGTAACTGCAGGCTACTATTTAGGTGAATTGCTCGTATACATTGAGACAGACAATCGAGTATATAAATTTTTATCACTTCCGGAAATGTTAGTAAGAGAAATACCAATTGAAAAATTTAATATTGGTATTCAAGACAAAATTGTAGATGTAGTTGAAAAAATACCAGGTCATGTGTATAAAATGTGTAAATTGCAATACTTTAAAAATAACGTGCAAACTACTGCGTGAGTAGTAAATAACTATATGGATATGATTCAGCCAAAAATTATTCAGTCACCTATTAGTGGTGAACCGGTACGTCCTACTCTTAGAACATATATTAAGGGTAATCAAGAGATCACTGAAGCGATTTATACTGATCCTGCCTCCGGTCAATTTATTCATAAAGGTATTGTTTCTATAAAAGATATTAAAAAATAATATCTTGTATTCCTTTAATATAGTCTCTACTATAGAAATGTGATAGTACCGCAAGCATACGTTGTACAAAAATTTTATCAATACGCAGGATATCCTAAGTACAAAAAGTACAATAATACATATGAAGGTGGGTGCCCTATTTGTCGTGAAGGTAAGTCATGGCAGAGAAAGCGTAGATGTTATTATCTTGTAGAAGAAAATTATATTTGTTGCCATAATTGCGGATGGTCAGGTAAACCAATAAAATGGATACAGGAAGTATCTGGACAGACATTCAAGGAGATTGTAGATGAAATTAGTAGCTATGACATCCTGCCTATTGATATCAACAAGGAAGAGATCTATTCTAAGACTGTAGCAGAGGCTGCAACTTTACCTTTAGATTGCATAAATCTGTTTGATACAGATCAAGTATCCTATTTTAAAGATAATAAAGTTGTAGACGCTGCACTAACTATAATTAAGAATAGGAGACTCGATTCTGCTGTTAATAAACCTGACTCTCTTTGGTTGTCACTAACTGATAAATTTCAAAAAAACCGAATAGTGATACCGTTTTACAATGAAAAAAATGAAATTGTGTTTTATCAAACCCGTGCGATATTTGACAATGATAAAAATATACCAAAGTATCTAGGTAAATTTAACGGTGAGAAATCTTTATTTAACCTTAATAAAATATCTCATGAACTCGAATATATTTTTATTTTTGAAGGTCCTTTAGATGCTTTTTTTGTAAAAAACGCAACAGCTGTCGCAGGTATACAAGAAAGTAGCGATAGAACATTTACTACTATACAAAGAGAGCAACTATCTCAATATAAATTACATAAGATAATATGGGTTCTAGATAGTCAATGGCAGGATTCTGCAAGTTATAATAAAACAAAACGACTTATTGACGACGGAGAGACTGTATTTATATGGCCTGAAAAAATCGGTAAACAATTTAAAGATTTTAATGATTTATGTATAGCTGCAAAAATTGATGAAATATCATCACATTTCGTGATTAAAAACTCACACAACGGATTAAAAGCAAAGCTTCTAATGTCAGCTATTAGTCATTAGCAGAGGCAAGATACCCCTTAAGAGCTTGACCGAGGTTACCGAGATCAGCAGCAAGTCGAGAAATTTTCTTCTTCTCACTTGTAGCGATCTTTTCAAACATAGAATCACAAGGTGCAGAGTGAAGCTGTATTTGCATTGATTCACTCTTTGTATCATTTAAAAATACGATAAAATCATCGATTTTTGTAATCCACTCATTGAGTGTATTAATTTGCTGCACTTTTACATGATCAACACGCTTTTGACGTTCAGCTGCTTTTACGTTAAAATCACTAGGTTGTGCTGTGTCGAGTGTCTGAGCCATAGCTTCTGTATCGGTAGCGGGAGTCTTAGGTTGCTCACCAGCTACCTGATCTTCATCAGCCTCTAAAACAAAATCAAATCTAGATTTAAATAACATACACTATTATTTATACTTCAACACTATAAATAATCGTAATGAAAAAGAAAGTTTTATTTGAAGACACAACAATGCAGTATAATAAATGGGTAAGCGGACAAGCTGCACGTGAATTCAGCTCACAAAGAATGAAGTTTAAAGATCTTGTGAGTCAATATCAAGATACAGATCAAAGTCCTAATACAACAAAAGCTGATAATGTTTTACCATATCAGTTAGTAAACGCAGCAAATATACTCGGTGATCTATTCACAAATACTAATAACGCAATTAATGCTTTTGAAAACGCACTTGATAACCCTATCGTTAAAAAAGACAAGAACATTACCGCAGAGGTTAATGAAATGATAACTAATTTGAAAGATTCAATGGAATGCCTTAAACGTATCTTAAAAACAGCTAATAAAGAGCCAAAACAAGAAGGTGAGGAGTAATGTTGATTTATAATACATCTGTCATTAATATGATATAATGATTCAAAGAATAGTTATACCTATTATTTTACTGTTGGCTGTAGCATTTGTTATCTCAATCATACTAACAACATTACATGTAACATGGTGGCTTGGATTTCTCGTAGGTGTACTTAGTCAACTATTAATATATAATGCATTTACGTCAATTCTTGACGTCTACCTTACTATTAAAAATAAAAAACTTGAAAATGAGCGCATTGCTGAATTTTCATATCAGGGACTTGATGTTGTTTGTCCATGTAGTAAGAAGCGCAGAGATTTTGTACCAGTTCGTCTTAATGATGTTAATATGTATAAATGCGGTGAATGTGATAAGTCTATTTCAGTATATATTACAGCAGAAACCGCACTTCAAACTGAACCTATTATAAGTACAGACACAACTGCAGCATTAGCGCCAATTTTAACTAGCATTAATAATGGAAATACCTGAAGCAATAAATCAGCTAACAACTGATAGAGGTCAAGCCGATAGCTTTAATACAAAAACGGAGGAACCTTTAGTAAAGGTAGATATAATAGTAGATACAATTAGACATAATGTATCTACATCTGATTATATAGCCTTAGAAGAAGGACGGGCATATTTTAAAAGAGACACTCAGTCAGATCGTTCGATTATTAAAAACTTATTATCGTTATACGGTGATACTTTATCTAGAGCTGTATCACAGAGTGAAATTAGCGATGATATAAAATCTACTGCGCAAAAATCTATTTTAAATAATATCAAGAGCATACAATCAAGTATTGATGCGATTGGTGATATAATTGATATTTTAAATAAACAAAAAAATATACTTGACGCTAAGCGCTTTTCATTCATAATGCTCGGGTATGCAATCGCCATCATCAAAAAAATATATAACAATTAATACGCAAACAAAGACACATACAATGACTGAGGATGAATATTCTCGTTGGCTTTGTTTGCTTGAAGGTGTAGAGTTTGTAAGCAAGAGAGTCGATCAACTAAAGAAGCGTTCAAGTGCATCTGAAATCGATTGGGTTAAGCCATTGGCGTTTCAAAAATATATTGAAGAGCGATTTGAATCAATGAAGAGCGATTTATATGAACTTGCAAAACAGGAGCAAGAAGTAAATAGCTAAAAATGCATTATATTACAGGTACATCTTTTGCAGTAAAGCGTCATGCAAATAGCTGGGATAGTAAATTTAAATTAAACGAAACGTATGTTATTTCCGGTATAGTAATTAGTAATCAAGGATTGAAATATACCTTTAGTAGTCGTTTTGATAGAGTTGAAATAATATTTGAATCCGGGCGACAGGCTGACGGGTTTATTGCTTCACATAGAAGAGAGAGCGTACCAGACTACGAATCGGTTTATCAAAAAAATACTGCGCTTTAATAGTAGCCACCGTATACATCACTGTAGTCAGTCTGCGAATAATCAAATATTTTTTTAGAATCAATATCTGCACTCGTTGTATACGGCTTATTAGCACCAGAAACAGCTGTATTTTGTGTATCATCAAATACCTGATTATTAACAGCTTCACCAGTGATACCTGGCTCAAATGACCATTCAAATCTCTTAGCTTTAATTAACCATACATAATGACCAGCTAAGGGATTAATGGTTGCAGCATCTTCGTCAAGACGTTCTGTTATTTCAAAATACTTACCATCTCTACCACCTGGTCTGTCACTACCATATTCTGTGAGTTGAAATACATCGCCTGACTTTGGTTCTAAGCCATTAAAAGTGGCGTAAAAGGAACTAATGTGTACAAAAGCTGTTACTTCGTCTTCTGATAACAAGCCGTATTTACTAAGCATTAGAGCATTTTCATTTAAATTTAAGGCTATAATAAATGGCAAGGGAGGTGCAAATTTCTGTGTAGGCTGTTCACCGTAGAGATTATCAGCTGATAATAAACTAAATGTATTAACATAATAATAACATTGTTGACCGTATAAGTTAATTTGCTCGCGCCAGTAATTAGACTGTATAATGCGTTCATTAGCATTATTGTTTTTATTCGTAAAACGAATACAACCATTATCCGTGTAATTTATTGAACCTGGATAGATCTGCGGTGTTGGGTTACCGGTATAGAAGTCACAACTATTAATACTCATTAGATTGAATCCTTTTTAAATACAAATCCGTTCTGTGTACGTGTTAAGCTATAGCCAGAACTCTTAAATCGTTTTACTTCATTAATTTTAAGAGGTAAATTGCTTTGGAAATACTCTGCAATCTTTTGTGCTTTTAAATTACCAACAGCTATTGATCCGCCGGGTGAGAGCTCAGCAAACGGTTTTGCTTTTGTCTTAATTGCATGCGGTACGATTCTCTCTGCATATTTCATATTAGGATTTGTAGCATTTGAAACACCTACGCTATCGCGCTCATTTCTATGAACGCGTCTTGTACCGTCAGGACGATAATCCAGTCCTTTGTGTCTTTCTGTTATAAAATCCTTAAAGCTTTTCACATTTATATTTAAGCATTTATGTAAATAATATGTAACGCATATAATGAATAAAGCATGCTCTAATTGTAATGTGTCTAAATGCATAACTCTATTTTATAAGAATTGCACGAAATGTAAGATATGTTGCAAGCTATATACAGAAAGATATAAGCAGCAAAAAGATAACAAAAATAAAATAAGTGAATACAGTAAAAAATATAATAAAGAATATTTTCAACGCGAAGATATAAAGGCTAAATATAAACCTTATTATAAGAAATATCTTAAATCATACTTTGCACGCCGTCTTAAGAATGATGATGTATTTAAATTATCAAATAATTTAAGAAGTCGTGTAGCTACTGCGATTAAATTATCAGGTGCATATAAATCAAGAAAGACTACAGATCTCATTGGTTGCACTATTGCGGAACTCAAAGAGCACCTTGAAAAGCAATTCCTTCCTGGAATGACGTGGGAGAACTATAATCATAAAACATGGCACATTGATCATATCAAACCATGTTGTATGTACAATCTACAAGATCCAGATCAACAAAAGTCATGCTTTCATTATAGCAATTTAAGACCTTTATGGGCCGTAGATAATTTATCTAGACCTAAAAGCGGTAATGATATATAGCTTAAAAAAAGAGACCCTAGTCTTGCGACTAGGGTCTTCTAATTTTATTTTTGATTAACTTACTTCTTAAAGAGAACCTGTCCGACGTTTCTGTGTGTACGTGAACCTGGATTCTGCTTACTTACCTGATTTGAATTAGGTGTAACAGGCGTTGGCTTACCACTCTTTGCATTTACAAGAGCGTGACCGTGTGATGTACCGGCACCATCTTCTTGCTTATTGATTTCACCATCACCTTCTTCACCGTCTACGATTTTGGATGTTTCATCACCAACGATATCGTTCTTAGGTGACTTTTCCCAAGGATGCTTACCGCCCTTGTGAACTGTGCCAGGAACCTTTACCTCTTCGAGTTCTGTAGCTTCATAAGCTACTCCTTCGTTATCTTCTCCATCTTCACCTGTAGGAGCTGAATCATCACCGTGATCATCACCAGCTTTAGGCTCTTCACCGATAACGGCGGCGAGTACTTCGTGAAGCTTCTTAGCTGTTTCACGATCGAGTGTGATTGTTACCTCTTCACCATCACCATCAACTGGGAGGTCAAGAGCTTCAGCATCATGAGCTTCAAGATTGTCGTCACCAGGAAGACCTTCTTCGTTCATGACTGTTTCGTAGAGTTTATCAAAAATAGACTTTGTCATAAAATTATTTATACTCTCCTTTTGTATTTTTTTATCTTTTTTACCTTTTTTTACTACCTTCTGTTTTGGTATATCAAATCGTTCTGGATTATATACACTATTCTCATCTTCTGCAGAAGGATTTTTTCTATTTTTTGCATCATTAGGCTTTATCAATGTTTCAGCACCTTTATGATTTGGGCCAGAATCAGAATGTACAAACGCTTTAGGTCCTTTTGATTCAGCGGGTACAACTTTCTTATTTGTCTGTGGTGCAAAAGAACCATCTCCAATTCCTGGAAAACGGCTTTTGCCTTCATTAATTATTGACGCCTGGTAGAGCTCGCCAACTTCGTTAAATATACGTGAGGTATTCATCTACTAAGTATTTATGCTCCATGCCAACTAAAAAACAAAAACAGCAATACTACCTCGGTAATGAGAATCTACCGACGCAAGATGCACAATTTGATTATGAATCACATCCTGAATGGGTAGAGGATTTAGTTAAGTGTAAGCGTAATATTCTTTACTTTGCCGAAAACTTTTTTTATATTACTAATCTTGATGAAGGTAAAATAAAAATTAAATTACATAATTTTCAAAAAAGAATCTTAAGAAGTTTAAGAGATCATAGATTTGTTATAACTCTTGCCTCCCGTCAGATTGGTAAAGCATTAGCTCTCGACACACCGATATTAACAACTATGGGTTGGTCGACAATGGGTGAGCTAAAGGCAGGCGACTGTGTTTATGGTGCAGATGGAATCCCGTGCAACGTACTACATGCGCACGATATTCTCGAAAACAGAAAATGCTATAAAGTGGTTTTTGATAACGGGGAGGAAATAACAGCTGATGCAGATCATCTTTGGTATACAGAAACAAGAAGTGAAAGAAAAACAACAGGCTCTATAAAAACAACCGCTGAAATATTTAATACACTATTTGTGTCAGGGAGCAAAGAACCAAATCATAGAATACCTACATGTATAAACGGAATTACTGGTGCAACACAGGAACTAGGTATAGATCCTTATGTTTTAGGATTATGGTTAGGTGATGGCGCAAGCGCGAGTGGATCTATAACTATAGGTAAGCGAGATATACATGAAATTATTGATATTCTCAGAACACAGCAAACACAATTTAATAAATTCATGTTACATGAATATAACACAGATGTATATACATTAAGAATTAGTACAGAGAAAAACATTCAATCTCAGAGTTTATCAGCTTTACTCGATCGGTATAATCTCAAAAATAATAAACATATTCCTAACGAATATTTACTCGCGGATAAGAAACAGCGTCTTTCTCTCTTGCAAGGCTTAATAGATAGCGATGGTTACGTCAACAAAACTGGTATATGTCAATTTTACAATACCAACATTGAATTAGTAAAGCAGGTAAAACAATTAGTGGAAAGCTTAGGTTATAAGGTTACATACAAAGAATATACACCTACTTTTAAGGATATAGATTGCTCATTATGCGCATCGATAACATTTACACCTATTGAAAATGTTTGTAGACTTTCGTTTAAGGCAAATAGATTGAGGCTCAAGCCACATAATGTACAGTCGAAATACCGTAGTCAGTGGCATTATATAAAAAATATTGAAGAAATTGCCTCTGTGCCTGTAAGATGTATTACAGTTGATAGTAAGGATAACCTTTATCTAGCAGGTAGACAGTTAATACCGACGCATAATACGACCATGATGACAATATATGCTCTTTGGGTTACAGCGTTTCAAGAAGATCAACGTCTTCTTATTGTTGCTAACAAGGAGCAAACGGCTATTAATATTCTCAAGCGTATTAGAATGGCGTATGAAAAATTGCCAAATTATCTAAAACCCGGTGTTACGGAATGGGGTAAAACTTCTGTAGTATTTGCTAATGGCTCAAGCATTGGTATTAGTACAACAAGTTCTGACGCCGGTCGTGGTGATAGTTG